GATTGTCTGGTTGTGAATGTCGATTTAGTAAAAACAAGCCTTTACCCTTTGGCGGGTTTCCAGCTTCAAGCATGTTGTGAGGTTTTATGAATATCTTACTTGGAATAATTTATGGGATGGTAGGGACGCTAATCATTCATCTTCTAAGCTATGCGGTTCACTTTGTCATTCTAAGGTTAAGAAAGATTAAAGAGAAAAAAGCTTATTTAATTAAATTTAGCTGCCCTTGTGGCGGGATTTTTGAACCAACTGGTCAAGTATATCTTACTTATCCAACTCAAAAGCAGCGGAAGTGCACAAAATGTGGAAACTGTAAGGGGTTTTTCTAAATGAAGCTTACAGCAAAACTTAAAAAAGCAATCATGGCCCATGCGGATGAATGCTATCCACACGAGTGCTGTGGGGTGATTATTGATAAGCAATATATTCCTTGTCGCAATATTTCTAAAAACTCTGATCAATTCGAAATCCATCCAGAAGATTTAGCTATAGCAGAAGACCAGGGCGAGATATTAGCGTATGTGCATTCACACCCTGACGGAACCACAAGAGCCTCAGAACTAGACTTAATTCAAATTGAATTACATCAAAAGCCGTGGGTAATTTGTTCGTATCCGGATCTTGATTTTCAAGTCTACGAGCCTTGCGGTTATCGCGCCCCTTTAGTGGGGCGTAATTATTTTCATGGCTGGCAAGATTGCTATGCGCTTGTACGTGATTTTTATAGTCGTGAATTAGGTATAGAGCTTATGGATTTTAAGCGGGATGATGCATGGTGGGAAGATAAAGACCATCCATCACTTTACCTTGAAAATTACGAAAAAGCAGGCTTCTTTGAAGTTGATAAACCAGAATATGGTGATATGTTGGTTTGTCGGGTTGGACGTACCGAGCATCCTAATCATGCGGTTGTTTGGCTGGGTAATAATGGGCAGCTTAAATCGGAGCAAACTGAGCAATGCATAGGTTCAAGCTTAATTCTGCATCATCCGTATAACAGAAAGTCAGTACGCGAAATTTATGGCCAACAGTGGAAAGATCGCACGGTAAAAATCTTGAGGCATAGAGATGTTAAAAACAATTAAGTTGTACGGCATCTTGGGCCAAAAGTTTGGTCGTGAATTTAAGCTCGATGTCGCAAATACGCGTGAAGCCATGCGTGCATTATCAGTTCAGATCGCTGGCTTTGAGCACTTCATGACACATGCCCATGAACAAGGGTTGGCTTTTGCAATTTTTCTTAAAGGCAAAGGTTCAGGCAATAAGCGTGGCAAGAAACGTCCAGCAATTTATGACCATGAAACCAAGCGCGTAATCACTGGTGACAATATCGGTGAAGAGCAGCTTGATATGTCTACTGAAGCCGACATTATTCACATTGTCCCGCGTGTAATGGGAGCTGGCGGTAATAGTGGAGTCTTACAATTAGTTCTTGGAGTAGTTCTGATTGTTGCAGGTGTGATGACTGGCGGTACGTCTTCAGCTTACGGTGTTGCATTAATTGGCGCTGGTGCAGGCATGGCTATGGGAGGTGTTGCATCAATGCTCATGCCGAAAGCCCAAACTAATCAAAATCAAAACCAAGACGGGAACCGGGCAATCTTTGGTTTTGGGAGTGCAGTAACCACAGCCGCTCAAGGTTATCCAGTACCGATTCTCTATGGTAGACGTGAAGTCGGCGGCTTCGTATTAAGTGCTGGTCAATATCCAGAAGATCAGATGTAATTTTTAAGTTAGTTATAGGCGCTTTTTGGCGCCTTTTTTATTGCGTGGGATTTGATATGACAGCGATGGTAAAAGGCGCAAAAAAGGGAAGCCAGCAACCAAGACAACCAGTAGTTGCACCGGACTCCGCACAATCTAAAACTTATATTAAAGAGTTGATTGGTCTAGCGGAGGGTGAAGTCGAGGGATTAGCAAACGGCTATCAATCAATTTTGCTTGAAGATACTCCGTTGCAAGATGAAAACGGCAACAAGAACTTTGAAAACGTTACTGTTAATTTTAGATCCGGAACAAACGATCAAGAATACATTGAAGGCTTCCCGGCAGTTGAAAATGAAATCCCGATTGACGTAGAGCTTAAATCATCTACACCTTGGGTACGTTCTTTTAATAACCTTGATCTTGATGCGGTTAGATTACGATTACGTTGGGGTCCACTACGCAACCAAGACCCAACAACGGGTGATGTTACTGGCTATACCATTGAATACGCGGTGGACTTGCAAACTGATGGTGGTGCATGGTCAGAAGTATTAAGAGCAAAAATTTCAGATAAAACATCTGATAATTATGAGCGTCCACATCGTATTGACTTACCCAAAGCCGATTCAGGCTGGCTCGTTCGTGTTCGCCGCATCACGCCAAATTCAACTTCTGAATATATCAGCGACAAAATGTATGTTAAGGCTGTCACTGAAGTTATAGACGCTAAATTACGCTATCCAAATACAGCATTAGTTTCACTGCAATACGATGCTGAAACATTCGGTGGATCAGTCGCAAAATTAGCGGTTGATTTGAAAGGCGTAAAAATTAAGGTACCGACAAATTACAACCCTGAAACCCGCGAATACATTGGGTTTTGGGATGGCACTTTTAAACGCGCATATTCAAACAACCCTGCATGGATTTACTATGATCTTTGCACATCTAAGCGCTACGGAATTGGTGAGCGAATTACAGATGGAATGCTTGATAAATGGTCTTTATACCGTTTAGCCCAATACTGTGATGAGTTGGTACCAGACGGGTTGGGCGGTCAAGAACCACGTTTCACATGTAACATTTATCTTCAGAGCACTGAAGATGCTTATAGCATTCTTACAAAATTAGCTGGTGTTTTTCGAGCTATTACTTATTGGGATGGGGATAGCATTGTTTGTAATGCTGATATTCCACAAGATACCTATTTCACATATACCCGTGCAAATATTATCGGGGAGCCGGATCATAATGGTACACGTGCCCGTGATAGACATAATGCAGTAAAAGTAGCTTGGGATAACCCAGCCAATCACTATAAGACTGAATATGAATTTGTGCGTGATGAGAAAGCCATTTCTGAAATGAAACAGGTGCGCTTACTTGAGCTTGATGCGTGGGGGTGCACATCGCGTGGGCAAGCACAACGAGCAGGCCTGTGGGCTTTAAAGTCTGAACAACTTGAAACACGTACTGTGACTTTTAAAGTTGGATTAGACGGCCATATTCCTTTGCCGGGTAAAGTGATTGAATTTGCAGATCCTATTTTTGCTGGAAGAGCAAACGGTGGCCGCATTTCTGCAATTTCAGCAGATCGTAAAAGTATTACTCTTGATCGTGATGACGTTGTTGCAATAGCTGGGGACCGCCTGGTAATTAATGGAGAAAACGGGAAAGCTCAAACACGTATTATTCAATCAATTACAGGCCGCGTCATAACTGTTTCTGTAGCTTTTGATGAAATTGCACCTCAAAACGTATGGGTTATTGATGCTCAAGATTTGGCAACGCTTAAATTTAGGGTTTTGTCAGTAGTTCAAAGTGATTCACATCAATTTACTATTACAGCGCTTGAGTACAATCCGAAAAAGTTTGATGCAATTGATCATGGCGCTCATTACATCGATGTACCAATTTCAATTGTTAATCCCAATATTCAAGAACCAGTTTCAAATATTGTTATTACAAGCGAAGATCGGGTAGATCAAGGTATTAATGTTGCCACTATGGTTGTGTCTTGGACGCAAGCAAAAGGTGCGGTTAAGTATCAGGTTGAATGGCGCAAGGATGATGGGAGTTGGATTAAATTACCAATCACGGGTAATAATTCAATTGAGGTGCCGGGTATTTATGCTGGTAACTATCAAGCAAAAGTTACAGCGGTTAATGCTTCGGATATTTCATCTTTACCGACTTATTCAGTTGTCACTAAGCTTAATGGCAAGCAAGGTTTACCTCCAAAATTGGCATTTATCCAAGCAACAGGCATTTTGTTTGGTATGCGCCTAAATTGGGGTTTTCCTGCAACTGGCGCACTTGATACAGCTTATACCGAGATTCAAGTTTCACCAGATGGAACAAGCAACATTGCTCAATTGGGCTTATTCGCTTATCCAACAACGACTCATACGATTCAAGGTTTGCAGCCAAATCTGACTCAATTTTATCGTGGCCGCTTGATTGATAGAATCGGAAATATTGGGCCGTGGTCAAACTGGACTCATGCGACAACTTCTGCCGATGCTACAGACGTTCTTGAGCTCTTGAATGATCAAATCAGTGAAACACAACTTAGTCAGGATCTTAAAACCAAGATTGATCATATTGAGACTATTGATGCTGAAATAGGTCCACTTAAGCAAGATATTCAAAATACGAAAGATCGGATTGCACAAGAAGTCGTTGATCGTCAAAACGCTATTCAGCAAGCCAAAGATGGTTTATCACAGCAAATTATTGATGGTGATGAAGGTGTTCTTGAAGTTGTAAATACTGTTAAACAGTCAAGTGATGATGGTCTTGCTGCAGCTCAAGAAAGCATTCGTGTTGTTGCAAATGATCTTTCACTTGTAGCTGAAAAAACGGACGGTGTATATGCACAGTTAAATCCACCTTTGATTGGATCTGAGTCTGATTTGATCGGTAATGATCAGGGCTTCGCAGGAACTTGGTCTGTTCAATCGGCAATGATCGAAGGGGACTTAGCACTTAGTAAGCGTATTGATACAACGGCAGTTGAGTTAAATAACTTACAGGCTTATGCACAACGAGAAGTACAAGCACGAATTGAGGGTGATAGGGTAACTGTTCAAAAAATAGATAACTATATCGCAAGCAATGATAGTGCTCTTGCAACTGTACGCCAGTCGGCACAGGTAGCAGTTGAGCAGTCATCGGCAAATGCTGAAGCGATTGATTTAATTAATCTTGAGCTTGACGATAAAGCTTCAACTGGTGCACTTGAGCAAGTTAAGTCTGATATTAAGAATGTAGATGACAAAGTTATTGCCCAAACTACAAGGATTGATGGAGTTTATGCGCAAATTAATCCTCCATTGATCGGGTCAGAATCTGACTTAATCGGAAATGAAGGAGGTTATGCAGGCGTATGGTCAGAGCAATCTGCTCGTATCGAAGGTGATTTGGCCCAAGCTAAACTTACTGAACAGCTTTCTGCTCAGATGAATGAGAACAATGCCGTATTCAAGCGCCAGCTCGAGGCAAATTCAAGTGCTATTTCTTCAACGATAAAAGTAACGGAAACGTTGCAAACTAAAGTCGGTAAGAATAGTTCGTCTATTCAAAATGTCAGTGAAAGTGTAGATGGCATCTATGCTCAGCAGTTTATCAAGTTCGATGTAAATGGTCATGTTTCAGGCCATGGATCAATGAATGATGGAACTACTTCAACTTTCATTTTTAACTATGACCGTATTCAATTTGGTACTCCAGTGGGTATAGATGGTATTGAGCCAAAACCCTTAATGACATTGCAAAATAAGCCTGTGACTTTGCCAAACGGTACTGTTATTCCGCGTGGTTTGTATGTCGATAATGGTAGTTTTGGATATATCAATGCCAATCGAATCTGGGCTGAAAACTTAAGCGTTATTAGTGCAGACTTGGGGACAATTAAAGTCAAAACTGCGAATATTGAAGATGGCGCAATTGATACTTTAAAAATTAAAGATGAAGCAGTAACGGTACCAATAGGTGTAAAAGCAATTGATATCAAAACTATCAATACTTTTTCAGGAGGATCAACTGGTGGGTTGCCTAATAATGATTTTAATAACCACCTATCAGCGTGGGAAAATCATATAGGTACACTTTTACAAGTAACGTTAAATAGAAGTGGTGGAAAAGTTAGAATTGATGCTTCAGTAAATATTTGCACACCTACTTTTGGCGCTTTTAGTGTAAGTGACGGACGAGGTAATCCAATTGCTGCGAATGACAGAGCTATGGCATCTTTTTATATTTCAATATATAGAAACGGGTCCTTAATTGGCAGAGGTTCGTTAGGCGCAAACATTGAGACAGGAAATATTAATGTCAATTTCAATGGTACTGCAGTTATCGTCTCTGCTATTGATGATATTAGTACAGTGGGCAATGTCACCTATACACTTAGAGCAGGTTTTGCAAGGCAGGAGGGTGTTAATATTCCATTGAATATAAGTTCTAACAATACTTTCATGATTACTTCAAGAACATTAAGTGTAATTGAAATGAAGAAATAACAGCACCCAACCGGGTGCTTTTTTATTGCCGAAATTAGGGGGAAGGCATGACTGAAAATGAATCGTATGGGTTGAGATTCGAAAAGAAAATTGACTCTATTCAAAGTGATATTCGCATGTTGTCAGATCATGTTACTCGACTGACTTTCATTAATGAAGCACATAAGGAAACTAGCGAACAGAACAAGAAAGATATCGATACTTTAGATATTAAAGTTGCCAATTTAGAAAACCGTACAGCATCGCAAGATGGTGGAATATCTGTGCTGCGTGTATTGCTTGGCATCTTTGCGGGCATCGTATTTTCACTGTGCGCTTGGGTTGGATCTTCAATTATTCAATTAAGCCAAGACCAATCTTTAATTAAAGAGAAAGTATCACGGTTAGAGGAAGCGGGACGATGAATAGTGAAAATACTCGAGCATATCTAGCTTTTGCATTGGTGGGATTAATGTTTGTTTTAGTGATTGCTTTATTTTTTGTGGATATGCCACGTGAAAATAGCAATCTGATCAATACGGCATTGGGTTTCATTGCAGGGGCTATGACAACTGCATGCGGCTTTTATTTTGGTAGTTCTGAGTTAGAGAAAAAGAAAGGTGAATCAAATGACAACTAAACCATTCTTCGATGCTGCCCGTGTCATTGCAGGCGGGAAGCTTACACAATCCCAAGTCGATGACCTGAATAAAGTGGTCGATAAACTTGCACCAAGTGGGAAAACGACAAGTGATGTTGGCGTTGACCTAATTTCTGGTTTTGAAGGCACAAGATTCAAAGCTTATGACGATGGTGTTGGAGTCTGGACCATTGGCACTGGCACCACAGTTTATCCAAATGGCGCGAAGGTTAAGCAAGGTGACACTTGCACACCTGAGCAAGCTAAAGCTTACTTTAAACACGACTTGGCTAAATTTGAAAAAACAGTAAATGAGTCTGTGACTGTACCGCTAAATCAAAATCAATTTGATGCTTTGGTGTCATTGACTTACAACATTGGCTCAGGTGCTTTTAAGGGCTCAACATTGCTTAAGTTGCTTAATAAAGGTGACTATCAAGGCGCTGCCGATCAATTCCTAGTTTGGAATAAGGCAGGTGGCAAGGTTATGAAAGGTTTAGTTCGTCGCCGAGAAGCAGAGCGAGCACTGTTTTTAAAGAAGTAACTTATATGTGCAAACGTACTAAAGTTGCATCGATCATCACATTGCTGTGCCTCCTTTTCTCAGGTTGCACAGCTCACACTATTAATAGTAATGTGAATGTCTCGATTTGTGTAAGGGCTTTGTGATGCAAGTCATGATCATGGTTTCGGAAGCGGGCAGAATGGAGAATACTTGCAATCTACCCGCTGATTTAGAAAAGAACGGGAATGTTCTTAAAATCTATGACTACTCATTAAAAGAGTTGCCGATTAATTTAGATGGCACTGTGACTTACAATGGCAAAAGATGGACCTTTGATAAGAAGCAAAACTTTTAGTCTTTCCAACTATCTACAATATCAGCCCAGTCTTGAAGCATTTTACGTCTGCTTTCTAAATACTTCGCATGGTTGTAAGTGGCGCGAGTCTTATTTCCATCCGCATGTGCTAATTGTTTTTCAATCCATTTATCATCGTAGTCTTTTTCATTTAACAACGTTGAAGCTGTAGCACGAAAATCATGAGCAGTTACATCTGACAAGCCAATGTAATCAAGCATTTTGTTCATGGTGGTAGCTGAAAGCATTCCATCTTGATAGATAGCAGGGAATACATATTCGCGGTTGCCAACTAGACTACGTTGCTCTTGAAGAATATTAAAAACCTGATCAGACATAGGGACGATATGAATGCGTTTCTTCTTCATCATCTCTTTTGGGAATGTGATAGTTCTAGCTTCGAAGTCAACATACTCCCATTTCATGCGGCGAATCTCGATAGTCCTAAGCATCGAGTAGAGCATTACAAGTCCAGCATTTCTAACTGTAGTGGAGCCACCATAGTTACTTAATTTATTTCTAAGTTGCGCAGCCTCATGCTTTTCCATTGGTCTTGCATGTTCAATCTCAGGGCGTTCTACAACGTTTTTAACAGCATAGGTTGGGTCATAGTCTGCTCTAAGGGTGGCGATTGCATAACGCATAACACCGCCGATAAAAGTACGGTTTTGGATTGCTGATACTTCGCCAGTACCATGATTTTTTTGACGCTTCACTCTTGCAATCGTTTTTTTCATAATTGTCAAAACGTCTGCTGAGGTAACTTCCTTTATGTCCTTATCGCCAATAACTTTTAAAATATCTTTATCTAGTGCGCGTTGAAAAGCTTCCTGGTATCTCTCTGAACGATTATTTAATTTTTCAGCTTTATATTCTGCTGCAACATGTTTGAAGAGCACTCTATTTTCATACTCATCATGTTTAGCCTTTTTTTGTTTTTCCTTATCTTCAACAGGATTCACACCACTTGCCACTAAAGATTTAGCTTCATCTCGTTTTGTACGTGCTTCGGCTAAGCCAATAATAGGGTACTCACCTAAACTCATCATTTGAGTTTTCTTAAGCCACTGGAAACGGTAGCGCCAATACTTCTTTCCATTAGGTTTGATTTCAATACACAACCCGTCCGAATCACCAATTCTATAAAGCTTTTCTTTTGGTTTTGCACTTCTGATTTTTGAGTCGCTTAACAT